CCCGCGTCTGGGCGACACCTACGTGTGCTTCGTTCACCCGTCACAGAGCCGCTCGCTCCGCGACTGGCCGGAGTTCATCGAAGTCACCAAGTACGCCGCTCCCGGCAACTTCATGCTTGGTGAAATCGGTCGCCTCTACGACGTAGTGTTCGTTGAGACCACCCAGGTAACCAAGGGCCTCGACACCGGTATCGCCGGTCTCGACTCCGACTCCGGCACCGTAGGTGTACAGGCTAACGCCGACGCCTACAACGCCATCATGATCGGTGACAACGCCTTCGGCCACGCCATTTCACTCCCAGTGGAACTCCGCGACGGCGGTGTCATCGACTTCGGTCGTGAGCACGGTCTCGCTTGGTACGCCATCTGGGGATTCGGAGTCATCACCCACGAGTCGCGAGTCCTTCTCAACACTCTCGGTGGCGCTATCTCCTGAACCTAGCGTTCCAGTAAGGTATGATGGCGGGGGTGGGAAACTGCCCCCGCCATCATCGTTTGTAAGCATCAACAAGGAGATCAATAGTGGCAACTCGTAAGACGCCAAAAGCATTTGCAGAAGCAGAGGACACAGAAATCGTAGAGGTCGATGAGACCCCCACCGCAGTTGTAGAGACCCCAACAACTGTTGTTGCTGACGATCTTGTCTCGTGCCGTGTTAAGGGCACCTGGACTATGTACTGGGGTCGTTCTTCTTTCAACTTTGAAGATGGTAAGCGTTACCGTTTGCCCAAGGACCTTTACGGTTACCTTCGCGCCAACGGGAATATCTACGACACCCTCTAAGAGAGGTAACAGATGCCCTTCATCATCCCTAACGCTATCGATACAACCGGTAGCAACAGGTATAACGCCTTAGACCAGGCTGAACCCGACGCCTTAGATTTCCAAATCTTGGGTAATCGGGCCACTGGCGTTATCTCTGGGTGTGGGGTATCTGCACAGACGGTAGCCAACTACACTGTTGCTGTTGCTAGTGGGTTTGTAGCAATTAGCGGTGTCGTATACGCGGTTTCGTCAAATCCGGCTTTGACTCTTCCGACTGTGCCCACGAACAATCGTTTCGATCTTATTGTCGCGCGATTGTCGGCGGGGGTGGTATCGCTGACGGTAATATCTGGCCCGGATAGTGCGTCTAACCCATCGTACCCTCCGACCCCTAGTCGGATGACATCAACGATTGGCGTACCAACTAACACCTACATCAACCCGGATACTGATGTTGTATTGGCCGCTGTGTACCGTCCTGGTGCGTCGACCATAACGAACGCTCATGTCGTTGATAAACGGGTTAACGTACCTAACACAACATCACTCCGCGGTGATGTTGCGCCTCCCCCAACACTCGGTCAGAACGGTGATTTCTACTACAAGACCAGTGTTAGTGGTAGCGCCGGTATCTACGTCAAGATCGATGGGTCATGGACTCAACTTGGTCTTGGTGGAAGTAGCGGTGGTGGTGGTGTACCTATTGGTACAGTCATCACCTGGATCTCAGCCCAGCACCCTGGTGTCTCCGAGTGGGTGGAATGCAACGGAAACGCAGTAAACCGTAGTGGAAGTTATGGCGACCTGTTTAGCCTTATTGGGGATGCTTATGGAACAGGGGATGGTTCCACAACTTTTAATCTGCCCGATTTTCGTGGTGTGTACCTTCGTGGTCTGCCGACATCGGGTGAGTCCTTGGGGACCACAACCCCATATGGACTTGATAGCATCTCTCTAACGGTGTCCCAACTTCCTGTACACGCCCACGGTGCTGGTTCTCTAGCGGCGGCTTTAAATGGTTCCCATAACCACCCTGGGTCGACAGCCATAACAGGTGGGAGCCACCAACATAACGTCCCATTCAATGTCGATCTGTCCGAATCCGGGGGTCTTGGCTCAGGATCGGTTACCGCGGCTGGGTCGAGCCAGGTGCTCACAGCAACAGCGGGTAATCATGGGCATACTCTGACTCTCCAAACTGACGGATCACACCAGCACTCACTCTCAGGGTCTACTGCAAACGAAGGGTCGGGGTCGGCCATTCCGGTTAACCCCCGCCATTACCCGGTTAGGTACTTCATAAAGTATGCCTAATCTACCTAAGCCCACTGGGGGGTCTGTTCCTGGGCTGGTGAAAAGGCTCATGGCGATGACCGGGAGAATCCGTGACGCCTACCCCGCTATTAACCAGCCACGCCAAGAAACCAAGGCCGATCAGTAGTAGAATTGATCTGTGGCTACTCTGGCAGATGTTGAAGAAATTGCTCGTAAGTATCTGAGAGACTTTCCCAAGTTTTTCCAGACTACTTTTGAGGTGGTAGGCCGTACCTACGAACTCGGTCAGATAAACATTGATAGTGACTCTCTGTGGGTTGCTCTTTACGATGGGTCTACCACCACTGAACTGGCGTCTACATCGTACTCCTTAGACGAGCGTAATGGACTCCTACGTCTAGCGACACTTCCGTCCGCCGGAACTACTGTCATGGTCGAAGGTTATTACTACGAGTGGGTCACCCCAGCGGACCTATCCTTCTACTCCTACCGCGCCCTAGAGAAGCACCTCCACACCATGAATGTGCCTCTAGCCAATATGGCCCCAGCAGTTGTCGATGTCATCGGCATGGCGGCTGTGGTTGAAACGCTATGGGCGCTCATGACGGAATATGGGCGGGATATCGATGTAATTACCTCCGAGTCGGTTCACATCCCCGCGAGCCAACGGTTCCGCATGACCCAAAGCCTTCTCCAGTTCTGGGATAACGAATATAAGACAGCGGCTAAGGCTCTCAATATTGGCCTGGAGCGTCTGGAGATTTTCAATCTGCGTCGCGTATCCCGCCTCACCAACCGCTTGGTGCCCCTGTACAAGGCTCGCGAGATCGGTGATTACTCGCCCATGGAACGCCTGTGGCCAGAGATTGACGATGGCATCATCCACGTGGAGGAGGAAGGCGACGAACTCCGCGAGGACGTGTACGTAGATAACATGCCCCCGCAGGGCCACACTACTACGGCATATTTCTGATGGATGTCCGCACTGAGTTAGGGCTTATCAATAAGCAGTTCAAGCGACACCATAACGTGGCGCAGTTGTCTGTCGTCTGGTACGAGTTCCTACCCCTAGGAGACACCGTCGCTACTGAGAGCGTTTATGACGACGTATATGACGAGGGTATCCGTGGAACTGGGGGGAAGAAGTACAAGGATGGAGTGGTTCTACCCGTACTTCTGGCCTCTGAAGCAGAGGATGAACGACGAGCAATCGCTGAGGGACGTAAACCCACACAAACCGTCAGCCTGTTCGCCACCATGAAAGACATGCGCGACGTGGGTATCACCGAACCCTGGGAGTACCAGAAGCGTCTCAACGACATGTTTGTGTACGATGGGCGCTACTACAACATCTTTTCCTACAAGGTCCGGGGTGCCATCAAAGACGAAGTATTCATCTTGGTTACCGGCTACGAGACCTACGTTGAAGAAGAACTGGTTAACGACCCCGGCCCAGAAACTCTTGGGGTTAACAACTTACCATGGCCTTCAAGCCTTCCTAATTTGGGCTAAACTATATGTACTGCTGATGCGCGTCAGCAGATTACAACGCCCAGAACTGTAGGAGATCGGCCATGAATAAGGCTGTTTCACATTCCGCATACACGGACAGTTCTGGTGCCCTGCTATCCGGTGTTCCGGCCATCGTTGATTACTACGAAAACCTTATCGAGAACATCGACACTCTCGTCGCGGACGCTACCGAGAAGGCGCTCTCTCGGTACCAGCGAGGCGTGCAAAAGACCGCCCGTAAACAGGGATGGGGCAAGAAGTCCCGCGAGATCGACGTGTCCTTTGATCCTGCTCGTATGGAAGTCGTTCTGACTGGAGATGCCTCCATGGAGTACGGAACAGGCCCCGAACCGGCCCGCCCTGCCCTCAGAGCGTCTATCACCCGTGTCGAAGACCTGGAAAAGATGATCCAGAATGAGATCCGAAAGGCGACCCGCTGATGCCCGCCGGATTCCTACTCGCTGAAGACGCCGCCGTTAAGGCCCGTTTCTCCAATATCGCCGTATCAGACGACCGTAACAACCAACGCCCCGTGTCGGTGTTCTTCCGATACCCCGAAGGTGAGACCGAGAAGCACTACCCATTCATTACTGTCGAACTTATTGACCTGGCGCATAACCGGGCGCTCCAGTTGTCCGAGACCGAGTACTGGTACGGAGGCGGAAACCTGGGGCAGTCCATCGACTACTACCCCTCAGAGATGGACGCATCAGATTTAGCGTCTCAGGTGTTGCCTGGGTCGGTTCTACGCATGGATTCGTTTGTGCCAATCACTCTTACATACCAGATTTCAACGTACACTAGAAGTGCCCTGCATGACAGGCAATTAACAAGTAAACTATTGCGTAGAGTAACCCCGTTCAGGCGGGGATTTATAGAAGTTCCAGAAGACGGAACGATTCGTCGTTTCGATCTGATGGGCTGGACCTCAGCGGATTTGTTGGACCAAGAGGCCGGTTACCGCAAGCGGATATTCCGTAAGGTGTACACCCTACAGATGTCGGCTGAACTACCAACATCGGACATAACAGCAGTCAAGAAAGTTGCTACAGTCGTCGGGAACATCACGAACGTGGACAATGAGAACCCCACCGTATTCACTACCCCATTTTCGGAGGACTTTTAAATGCCTACATATTCAACCCCTGGTGTATACGTAACGGAAAGCCCGCTACGTTCACTTCCACGCCGTGGAACCACCGCACGCTCAACCGCTACATTCTTTGGAACTGCCGCGCGCGGACCCGAAGAGGCCACACTCGTAACCTCGTGGTCCGACTATAAGACTCTGTACGGTGATCTAGACAGTGATTACGACCTTGGGTTTGCTGTCTACCAGTACTTCGCCAATGGTGGCCGTGACTGCTACGTCGTCCGAGTAATCGCCGCTGACGCAGTAGCCGCCACTGGTACGGTTACTTACTTGCCAGATGGTGAGGGCCAACCAGCCGCTACCCTGTTCACTTTCGCCGCCACCAGCGCCGGAGCCTGGGGCAACGCCGTCTCATTGGAAGTTAGCGCAGGCGTCGTCGCCGCCTCCGCTACGGCTCTGCCCACGTTCAACCTGATCGTCAAGTTGAACGGTGCAGAAGTTGAGCGCTGGAATGAAGTGTCGGTTGACCCCAACAACAACCGCTACATTGATACCGTCGTCAACACATACTCGCGCTTCATCAGCGTTTCCGTACCCACTCTGGCGGCTTCCGCAACTTGGGACTTTGTAACGACTCCTGTTACCGGGTCAAGTGGAAGTAACGGGTCTGCCGTGGCTGACAGTGACTACACGACGGCCCTGTCGGAAATCGACCTGATCGAGGGCGTCTTACTTCTCAATGCCGTTGGTCAGACAAGCACAACAGTCGTCAATGCTGTTATCGCTAAGGCCGAGGCACGTGGTAATGGGTTTGCCATCATCGATCCTTCCCCCACCGCTGTGACCGTCTCCGATATTGGTGGCACGGTCGTCGGTTCGTACACCCAGTCAAACTACTGTGCCGTGTACTACCCGATGTTGAAGATGGTCGACCCATCCAAGACTGGCCCTGGGGCCATCCGTACCACCTACCCCGGTGGGGCTGTCGCTGGAGCATACGTCCGCACTGAGGTTGCACGCACTGTCGCGAAGGCTCCTGCTGGTTTCGACATCGAGGTCCGCAACGCTCTCGGATTGGCCACGGCGTTCACGCCCGGCGATGTGGCTACTTTGTACGACACCTACCACGTCAACCTGTTCAAGGCAGTGCCGGGAGCGGGCGTCGTCATCAATGGTGCTCGCACACTCGACAAGACCAGCCCAGGCAAGTACATCCCACTACGCCGGTCACTTAACTACTTGAAGCAAGCGCTGTCGGAAGCCACGGCGTTTGCTGTGTTTGAACCAAACGACGAGCGCCTGTGGACCCGTTTGGGCGTCACAGTATCGGCTCTGTTGGCCGACTTCTGGCGATCAGGTGGACTCAAGGGCGGGAATGCCTCTCAGGCGTTCTACGTCGTTTGCGACAGTAGCAACAACACGCCAACCAGCATCACAAATGGTGAAGTCCACATCGAGGTTGGGGTGGCCCTCCAGTACCCAGCCGAATTCGTAGTCATCTCTATCAGTCAGTGGACTGGTGGGGCCAACACCGTCGAAACTCTCTGATAAGGAGCAATTGAATGGCACGTTCAGCAATCACCGATCCGATCAGGAACTTTAAGTTCCAGGTCAACATTATCCCCACCGGCTCTGGAGGACGACTGGCGGCGGCAACTCAGGGACTTGGTACCCTGGGTTTCGCTGTGATGTCAGGACTCTCGGTCCAGAACGAGATGATCGGCTACCGTGAGGGTGGAATGAACACTCACCCACACAAGTTGGTCGGTCAGTCGGACTTCGCCCCGATCACGTTCAGCCGTGGCGTTTTCGCCAACCAGAACCAGATGTACCGCTGGCAGGAGTTCATCCACTCGTGGAACCAGGCCGACAGCGGTAGCACTAGCGCTGACAACGACTATCGTTGCGACATCGTGGTCAAGATCTATGACCACCCTGTGTCGGCTGGTAATTACCAGACCCCCACGAACACTGACGGTAACAACCCCAACCTTGGCAACGTACGTCTCGCTGTCAAGTTGTTCGACTGCTGGCCCGGTGCTTACGCACTAAGCGACCTTAACGCCGCCGATAGCGGTATTATGGTTCAGCAGTTGACAGTGCACCACGAAGGCTTCTACGTTGCGTGGTCACAGGCCGACATCGACGGCATCGACGCTCAGCAATAATTAAACCCTTAAACAACAAGGACACTAGATGAACACTAAGGTGGACGCAGACGCTCTTAATGAGGCTATTCAGGAGAAGACCCCTGAAATAGCCCCGCCAGAATCAAATGATGTTCGTCTGATGCGGGGTCTTATGGACCCCGTATCGGGCGATTGGCAAACGGTGGCGTTGGTGCGGGAACTCAACGGAGAAGACGAGGAGTACCTGGCCCGTGTCGAGGCTAAGCAGGACATCACGTACGCTGAATACATGTCTGCCCTCCTACGACGGGCGACAGTGTCCATTGGGTCGCTGGATGTAGAAAGCAACCCAGCCGTTCTCGATAACCTGATTATCGGAGACCGGGATGCCTTGTTCATTGGGATCATCAAGTGCACCTACGGGCCGGAGCGTACGTTCCAGACACGGTGCACAGCCTGCGAACAGCCCAACGACGTGACGATCAACCTCGATGAGGACTTCGCATATGAGAAGCCAGAGGTCGATCTCCAGAAGCCCATCCAGGTCACTCTCAAGAACGGAGCGCTCGTGCAACTCCGACTCCCAACCGGGTCGGACAGTGCCTATGTGGCTAAGAAGGCGACCAGCCCGGCTCATCAGACAACTCTTATGCTGTCTAAGTGCTCTGTCTGGTCTGACGATAACCGTCCACCGAATCTCGAAGAATGGGCGCGAAACCTCAGTGTAAGTGATCGAAATACACTTGTGCGGACAATCACTGACCTCAACGTAGGTCCGAAGATCGGGGAGGTGAATGTCCAGTGCGCTCACTGTCAGGAGAACATCCGAATCATGATCGACTGGATCTCCCTTTTACTGGGTTGATCTAAAGTATAATTATTGGGAATACGAACTCATCGCCTCCGTATATAAAGGGTTTAGTCTTAAGGACATACAGTTATTGACTGTGCGCCAGCGGGACTACTGGTTCCGTATGGCAAAATGGCGTAACCACTAACGGAGAGACCTATGAGCGATATTGGAGATGTGACTGGGGGAGGCGAGGCTTCCGTAGGCGGGATGCTGTCCGCTGACCAGCCCATGGCCAGCGCCCGCGTCGGCCTCCAGGCTGACACGAAGTCGATCTCCAAACTCAAGTCTGAGTTCTCATCTCTGCGGGCTGAACTTGCCAAGGTACGTAAAGAGATGGAGGGCATCGCGAGTGCCTCTAAGAACATATCCGTTCCAGGGGGTGCTGGTGCGACCCCGATGGCGGGTGTCATCGGCTCCACCAAAATGGCGGGTGGTACTTTCACGCCAGCGCAGATAGGGACACAAGCAGGACGCGGTGGGGGTGGCGGCGGCACCGGGACGACCATGGCCCCTATGGGTGGGGCGGCGGCAACCCCGATTGCTCAGGCGGGTGGCAGATCAGCCGGATTGATGGCGGCGGCCCAGGCCATCGGCGCAGGTATGCAGGCTATCGATGCCAGGGCTGATCGAAATCGTGATTACTCGTTGGCGGCTGACCGCATGTCTGTTGTATATCAACAGATGTATGGGTTGAGTCAGAACCAGGTAGCCAACCAATACCGCACTCCCATGACCCAGTACCGTCTAGGTGCTGGGGGCATTAACGCTCTCATGGGGATGCAGGTAACGAGTGGTATCGGAGCCTTACAGCAGGCATCAAGCGTTGAGGCCCTACGTACAATTTCGGGTTACTCCATCGGAGCAGGACAAGCCACGAGCATGATTTCGCAATTGGCCGCGCCTGATGTAGCCAACCGAATGTTCATGATGGCCGGGACTGGTCTCGTTGGTCCAGGGGGGCAACAGCGGACAACTATGCAAGTCATGCAAGACTTGACCCGAGCCGCTGGACTAACTGACCCACGGCTTGCGAAGAGCGCCCTAACACCAGGATCTATCACTCGCGCCAACCTCACCATGATGGGTGTTACTGGTGAGATGCAGGACATGGTCATCCAGTACGCCCAGCAGAACCTCCAGTACAAGCAGGCTGGCGGTCGTGGGATGTATGACCCCTCCAGTAAAGAAGCCCGCAAACTCATGGGCATCGAAGAGAACTTCGCCACTCAGGCTGAGGAAACAGATCGTCTTCGGGTATCTCGCGAGGAGCAGTTCTACAAGCGGCAGGCCGACAACTTTGCCGACCTTGAGCGCCAGACGCAGACGTTGACTAAGGCAATGGGCGCTCTAGAGGACAAGTTGTCTGGGGTGGTGGGTGCAGGCATAAGCACACGCGGAGCACGGGGTGTACTAGGGTCAGTACTAAAAATAGGTGGAATCGCTATGACCGCCGTTAACCCCGCAGTGGGTCTAGGCATGTTAGCGGCTGGTACAGCAATGGGTGACCCTGTAGAGGGCGAAAAGACAATCCCATTTGGGTCCGGTAACAATAAAATACCGCTGTCTGACCTCCCGTCTAAATCTACCTTCTCTAAACTGCACCCGACTTTCCAACAACGTCTCACACGGATGTTTGCAGATAACCCCGCAGTGGGAATCGGTGGTGGTTGGCGTGATCCGGCTCAGCAAGAGAAGATGTTCCGTGAGCGATATAGCCCTACTGATGAGAAGACCAACATCTTCTGGAACGGTCAGTACTGGGAGCACACATCAGGAGCACCCGCCGCTCCCCCCGGAAAGTCAATGCACGAGATTGGACTCGCCGCTGATCTAGTTGGCGATCTTGACTGGGTACAAAAGCACGCCGCTGAATATGGTCTCAAGACGTTCGGTGGCGTCAACGGAGAGCCGTGGCACGTACAGCCAGCAGAACTCCCCAACTCGCGTTCCGAGTACGAGAAGCAGGGGGCACCTTGGGGTACACAGGGTGCTCCGCCTGCTTCACCTGACACAAAGACCGATGTTGGCGAACATGGTGGTGCCTCTCCGGGCAGTGGGGCACCCGCATCTTCCGGGGGTACACTAACCGCCTACGCTGGGCAGTTGTCGATTGCGGAGAAGATCGCCGCTACAAAGGGTTACGTTCTGGGTAAGAGAACACCTGGTAAGACAGCCACTGAGGCTGGCAAGAGAAGCAGTACGTCTGGCACACCTGTCAACGTTACTCCTGGGCAACGCTTGTCCGGTGAAGAAGTAGCGCGCTTACTACACGCGGCTGGATTCCGGGGTCAAGACCTCATCACAGGTGTGGCTATCTCCAAGCGTGAATCTGGTTGGAATTCCGGGGCGCATAACCCAGACACCTCAACGGGTGACGACTCATACGGCCTCTTCCAGATCAATATGCTCGGAAAACTAGGTGAATCACGTCGACCGTGGTTCGGTATTTCTGATAACAACCAGTTGTATGACCCTATGGTCAATATCAGTGCCGCTAAGAAACTTTATGACTCTGGTAAGGAAGCCAAGGGCGATGGCTGGTACCACTGGGGTGGTTACAAAGGCATGGCGGGTAACTACAACACCAACATGTCAGAAGCCGCTCAGATCGTTAACTCACTTGACCTCAGTGGCGACCCAATGATGGGTTCATCACCTGTACGTGGTGGGGGTGGCGGGCCAGTATCAGTCAATGGCAACCACACGTTTAATATCTCACCAAACATCACGATTAATGGGTCTGCCAGCGGGCAGGATCTCCAGGAGGTCGCTCGTGAGGTTGCTCGACTCATAGAGCGTGAAGTACGCATGACTACTTTGAGGAGCGCTTGATGCCCAGGTACCGTGATAACCAGTTCGTGTCAAACTTCCTGAAGCCACAGGATGGTGAGAAGACAAACGCCCCATTTATCTACCCGCGTCGTCGAGTTCGTACCTATGACGACCGTTCAATACGAGAAGACGCTGGGATCTACGCCCAAGCAGGGTACCGTCGTAGTAAGGAACTTGACCGCGGCTTTATGAGAAACCTCTCATCACCTGGTCAAACACAAGTCGGGGAGTTTAAACGGCAAAGGTTAAACTTCCAATTCAATCCAAGTGACATCTTGCAGAGTGTGCAGATGCGTCAAGATGTGTATTTACCAATTCTACAAGACCCATCACAGTTTGCACAACCCATGTCAGCGGTTGCGTCATTTAACTTTGATCTACTATTCGACCGCACGATGGAGGTCGGTAGAGGGGCCAGCCGCCCACAGGGTGGGACTGTCGATGTATTCGGGGATATAAACCCCTCTGACAGCGTTTACGAAATTGGCGTACTTAGTGATCTTCAGGTCTTGTACTCCATCATTGGCCAGGGGTTTAGCAACGATTTTATCAATCAACAGTTACAGACCATCAAGCAGTTGGCTAAAGCGTCGCTGTTAGATGGTGAAGACTTGAGTACTGAGGCTAGTGAAATCGACGCGGCCACTGTTGAGTCCTTCTCAGGATCAGCAAACCTGGGTAACAACGCTTTCCTTATTCCAATGCCCGTACGTATTGTGTTTTCTGAGTTGTTCATGGTTGATGGGTTCGTCACCGGAACCAGTGTTCGGTTCACCAAGTTCAACACAAATATGGTGCCTATTCAGGCGTCAGTTGGACTGTCAATGAACGCCTTGTACATCGGGTTCGCCAAGGAGGACACGTTCCTTACCGTTCAGTTGGAAAATCAAGCCGAAAATATACGCCAAGAGAGTATCGCCAAGATCGAGAACGAACGAGATGTTCTCAACGCCCTGCGCCAAACCGCCCGCCAGTTCTCGTTTTCATGTTGGTCTGAACACGAATGGAAAGCCGCCATCTATAAATCATTTAATATCAGTAACTACATCACGCTGGAAAGTGGGTCTTCTGGAGCGACTTCTTGGAACCCCGATCAGTACTTTTCATCTGGGTTCAAAGATGCTGTGTCGGCGGGTGATAACGACAAAGTACTGCAACTGTTTAAAGATGGGCAGAGTGCGGGGGTATCGTACCAATGGACTTTTAAAGTGTACGGACCTTACGACAGTGGGTCTGCGGCGTCCGCTGAAAGTGGGAGGCCGGGGGATAACTTCAGTAGTAAACCTATGGTTGGTTTATTTAGATCAGGAAACCTAGTCGCTTCCGATGAACAGTCGTGGCGCGACATACGCGCGGGTCGGTTTGATGACACCAAGAATAGTGGAGTGACAAAGAACCAATCTTCTACTCCCATTACTACTCAGCCACCAAGTGATTTTGATTCAAAGTATTTTATAGCAGAACTCAAAGTATCTATAACATCAGGGCAGATCACCCTTCCAATACAACATCGTAAGGTATTAGCCGGTAATGAGGGGTTTACGTATAACCAAGACCTTAATTGGCCCTCGTTCAACCAACCATACCAACTACCCTCAAGCACGGACTCTACGTTTAGAGGGTCTGTAGGATCTAGCGCAGGTGGGTTTAGGAGTTAGCCATGGCTGTTTACAAAAACACATCTCGATACGCACTCTCTGAAAATGGTAGGTTTGCATACAGAAAACCAAAAGAGATTGCTTCTTATAACTATTATGTGTCCGTCGATGGTGACACCTTTGATCTGTTAGCCGCTAGGTTTCTCGGGGATAGCACTAGATACTGGGAGATTGCGGATATCAACCCCCAAGTTCAATGGCCTGACCGAATCCCAACAGGGACGACTATTCGTATCCCCATATGATCGTCAAATCTTCTAGCCCGCTATCTCCCGCAGTTACGATACGTATCAGCGGTGTGGAGGTAGATTACACCTCCATAATGGGTGCTGACCTGCATCTGGAGGAAGACAAACATGACCTACTTACTATCAAGATGGCGGGTGTTCCATCACGACTAATCCTTGAATACCTAGATGCCCCAGTTACCTTTTTCCTCGATAACGGGCCAGGACGTAGTCAATTGTTTGTGGGGTACGTATCAAATGTGCTTCCCGTAGCCCAAACGAACGCTGGGTTCGTAAACAAGAGTCCGTTTCAGCAGGTTGACCTTGTCTGCGTCGGGGCCTCTTACTACATGAAGGGGTTAAAGAGCGCACGCTGGAATCCACCAACACTTGACAATGTTGTGTCAACCATGTCAAAACGCTACGGATTTAGCGCTGATTACCCTCGTGATTCGTATCGCCCGAACAACCTGGTACAGACCAGCGAATCAGATTGGGAGTTCCTCGTTAAAACAGTCAACCGATACAGCCATCGGGTAACTGTTCACGGGACGCACATCCACGTATGGGACGTGTACGCGGCAACCGGACGAGCCTCGTCGTACCACGAATTGTTGAGCGTTAACGCTCAGGCCGGTACTCAGCCGTGCACTATCGTGAAGTTTGATGCCCATTTGGGGTCACTGTCGTCATCTGGAGGGGCGTCGTCATCGGCAGTCGCTTACCTAGATAACCAAGGGCGCTCACACAAGGTGACAAGCCGCGACGTGCGTGGCTCTTCGCTACTGGGCAAGCAGATCACGTCCGATTTTGAGGACTTCGTCGCCACAACGGCTCAATCCTTTACAGAGGCTCAGCGTGAAGTAATGCGCCTAGATAAGGCTGACATGCCTTTCTCGGCCTTCTGTCAGGTGTCTGCGGGAGCAGGCATCGTTCCGGGCGGCATCGTGAATGTGTTGGAGTATGGGTCTGAGTTCGACGGGCTGTGGTATGTCAAGTCGGTGCGGCACTCCCACGTTGGAAGCCACTATTTAACTGACCTGGAACTCGCTAAGGATGGGTTAGCAGACATAAATTATGAAATCGCTCCTGTCACGAAGTTAGCCCAACCCCCGGACTCCCTTTTGATTGATGGTCAGTGGGTAGCGGCGTCACGAAGGGTAAACCAGTATGTATGACGGGATGAACATATATAAAGCGCAGGTTGTTAATTCCTCTTACGCAACCGGTATTGTGTATGTAAAGATACCGGCAATACTTGGACCAAGCGAGTCAGTCGCTATCTCCCGACTTAACGTGACGGATACGTTTACACCTACTGAAGGTTCCCAGGTGTTAGTGGCTGTAGAGGATAGTGCTATGACCAACGTCTACCTCGTTACCTCTCTATCAACGACAACGCCCACCGCCGCTGGTGGAGAAGAGTTCGCATTCTTTCTAGGAGATCTGTAATGGCTAATACATGGAAGCGCCTAGGACAAGTTGTTGCAACGACGACCACGCAAACCGAGGTATATGCGTGTCCGGCTGACACATCATTCATCGG